TCCTATAGGACAGGAAGATATACATATTGTTCCTGTTATTAGTGGTGCTGGAAGTGGAACAGGAAAAATACTTTTAGGTGCTGCTTTAATTGCAGGTGCGTTTTTTATGCCTATAGCAGTACCTTATGCACCATTAAGTTTTGGTTTGAAAACTGGTTTTGTTGGTGGTTCTCTTTTAGCTAAAAGTATGGTCTATTTAGGATCTGCTTTAGTTTTATCAGGTGTAAGTGATATGTTATTTCCTGTACCTAAACCAAAAGAATTTAAGTCAGAACAAGATCCACAGTTATCATTTAGTTTTTCTGGAACTCAAAATACATCAAGGGCTGGTACTCCCGTTCCAATAGTTTATGGAGAAATTGTAACTGGCTCAGTCGTGATCAGTGGTGCGATTGATACTCAACAGGTACAGGCATGACAAAACCTAAAATTATTAGAGGATCTGGAGCACCTTCTCCTCCTACTCCACCTCAACCAACTAGAGCACCTGATACTTTACATAGTAGGCAGTTTGCTACTTTTCTTGATCTTATTTCTGAAGGAGAGATTGAAGGTTTTGCATCTGCTTCAAAAGAAGGATTAACACAAGGAACAACTGCATATAATAATGCTGCATTAAAAGATGTATTTCTAAACGATACTCCTGTTTTAAAAGCAACCGCTACTTCTGCTTCTCCAGCTACAACTGATTTTAATTTTCAAGATGTAACATTTAATCCTAGATTTGGAACGTCAGGACAAACAAAAGTAGAAGGTATTGAAAGCAGTTCTTCTGTTACTGGTGTAGGCATAACTGTCACAGCTTCTTCTCCTGTTACAAGACAGATTACAAATTCAAATGTTGATGCAGTAAATGTAACGATAACTTTTCCTCAACTACAAAAAGCAACAGATCAAGGAGATTTACTCGGTTCTACTGTTCAGTTAAAAGTAGCAGTTCAATATAATTCTGGTGGTTTTACTGATGTTATTTCAGATACGATTACAGGTCGAAGTGCTGATGCGTACCAAAGAGATTACAGGGTAAATCTTACAGGTGCTTTTCCTGTTGATATAAGAGTTACCAGAGTTACGGCAGATAGTACAGATTCAAGTCTTATAGATGCTTTTACATGGACAAGTTTTGGTGAAATTATAGATGATGCTTCTACTTATGCTAATAGTGCTTATGCTTCTCTTCGATTGGACTCAATGCAGTTTCAATCAATTCCTACAAGAAAATATCGTATCAGAGGAATAAAAGTAAGGATTCCAGGTGCAGGTGCTTCTGGATCTGGTACTCCTACTGTTGATAGTGCAACAGGTCGTATCGTTTATCCTGATGGTTATATTTTTAATGGAGTGATGGGTGCTGCTCAATGGTGTTCATGTCCTGCGATGGTGTTACTAGATTTGCTTTTAGATACTAGATATGGATTTGGTAATCATATTGCAGAAAGTTCTCTTGATTTATTTTCTTTTGTTACTGCGAGTAAATTTGCAAATACGTTGGTATCAGATGGATTAGGAGGACAGGAAGCTAGGTTTAGTTGTAATGTAAATATTCAATCGTCTAGTGAAGCATTTGATTTAATAAATGAGTTAGCAGGTGTAATGAGATGTATGCCGATATGGTCTGCTGGTAGTATTCTTCTTGCACAGGATAGTCCAAAAGATGCAAGTTATTTATTTAATTTATCTAACGTAACTCCAGAAGGATTTAGTTATTCGGGAAGTGGATTAAAAACAAGAAATACTGTAATTTCTGTTTCTTACTTCAATATGGATAGTAGAGAAATAGATTATGAAGTTTATGAAGATGCTGCTGCAATAGCTAAGTTTGGAGTAATTATTAAGCAGGTAAAAGGTTTTGCTTGCACATCAAGAGGACAAGCTAGAAGATTAGCAAAAGCTATATTATTTGCAGAGCAGAATGAAAGTGAAGTTGTTGCATTTGCAACTTCTATAGATTCTGGAATTGTTGTAAGACCTGGTGCTGTTATTGATATTGCTGACCCTGTTCGTTCTGGTGTTAGAAGAGGAGGAAGAGTTAATGCAGCAACAACAACTCAAATAACAGTAGATGATTCTGCTGCAACAGATCTACCAACAACAAATAATCCAAAACTTAGTATAGTTTTACCCAATGGAACTGTAGAAACTAAAGATGTCTCATCTATCTCAGGTGCAGTTATTACAGTAAATAGTGCATATTCTCAAACTCCAAATGTTAATACAGTTTGGTTATTAACAAACGATACAGTTCAATCCCAAAAGTTCAGAGTGATAACAGTACAAGAATCTGATGGGATTAATTATGCAATTACAGCATTATCTTATGTAGATGCTAAATACGCATTTATTGAAGATGGTGCAAGTTTACCGACAAGAACAGTATCAATACTGAATCTTCCAAAAGATCCACCAAATGCTTTACAGGCAGAAGAAAAAGTTGTTGTTATCAATAACCAAGCTGTTGCTAAATTAATTGTTAGTTGGCAACCTATTGTCGGTGTTACGCAGTATCAGGTTAACTATAGATTTAACAATGGTAACTTTATATCTCAAACTGTATCTGCTCCTGACTTTGAGATATTTGATAGTGATGTTGGAACATATGAGTTTCAAGTATTTAGTTATAATGCTGCATTACAGACAAGTGCAACATCATCTAATTTAACTTTTAATGCACAAGGTAAAACTGCTTTACCAGGAAATGTAGTAGGACTTTCAGCAGAACCTATAAGTGAAAAGCTGGTAAGACTTCGCTGGAATTTATCTACAGATGTTGACGTTATTCATGGTGGTCGTGTTTATGTAAGACACTCCACAAAAACAGATGGTAGTGGTACTTTTTCTAATTCTGTTGATTTGATCGAAGCGTTAGCTGGTAATACAACAACTGCGGAAGTTCCATATCTTGAGGGAGAATATATTCTTAAATTCAGAGATGATGGAAATAGATTTAGCCCAGGAGAAACAAGTGTAATAATTGAACTTCCTGATAATTTAGCTCCTCTAATTGCACAGACAAGAAGAGAAGATCAGGATAATCCTAAGTTTCAAGGAACAAAAGTTAACGTTTCTTTTGACGCATTAAGTAACAGTTTAAATTTAGCTGGTACTGGTTTATTTGATGCAATAACTGATTTTGATAATGAAGCATCTTTAGATGATGCTGGTGGTATCTCAAGTTCTGGAACGTATGACTTTGGAGGAACTGCTGGCGGTACTACTTTAGATTTAGGTGGTGTATTTAGTCTTGATTTAAAACGTCATTTCCTGACAGAAGGTTTTATTCCAGCAGATTTATTTGATGCAAGAGGTTTGATAGATGATCTAACAGATTTTGATGGTACGACTGCTTTAGATGTCAACGCTGAAATGTTAGTGCGTGTAACACAAGATGATCCTTCTGGATCTCCTACATATTCTGCTTTCCAAACATTTGCAAATGGTACTTATAAAGGTAGAGGATTTCAATTTAGAACTAATCTGACAAGTAATGATGCAATTCAAGATATAAGGGTTTCAGAATTAGGTTATACAGCATCTTTACAGAGAAGAACAGAACAAGGTAATGTAACAGCAAGTGGAGCAGGGGCAAAGGCTATTACCTTTACAAGTCCTTTCTTTGTTGGTACTTCTTCTTTGCTTGGAGCAAATACTAATTTACCCTCTGTTGGTATCAATGCTCAGAATATGGCATCAGGAGATTACTTTGAGGTGTCTAGTATTTCTGCTACAGGTTTTACTGTTCACTTCAAAAATTCATCAAATGCTTCGATTGATAGAAATTTCACCTATCAGGCTGTCGGATTTGGTAAAGGAGGGTAGAATAAACTTAATGTTGATTATCTAAATGGCTCAACACGATTTTGTTATTGATAATGGAACGGGTGCTGCTGTAAGAGCAGACATCAATAATGTTCTACAGGCTATTGCTTCTAATAATAGTAATTCTGGTGCGTTAACTACTAACTATGCGTACCAATGGCACGTTGATACTTCTGATGGAAACTTAAAGATAAGAAATGCTGCTAACAACGGATATGTAACTATTGGTCCAGTAGCTACTACAAACTTTGGTTTGATGCCTTTAGCTGGTGGTACTTTTACAGGAAAAGTTACTCATAACTATACATCTAGTTTGACAATACCATCTGGTACGACAGCCCAGAGAGATGGAAGTGCTGCTGTTGGTATGTTTAGACATAACTCAACATTAAATCAGTTTGAAGGCTATAACAACGGTGCTTGGGGAGCGATAGGTGGAGGTGCTGGAGCTACAGGAGGCGGTACTGATGAAGTGTTTTTTGAGAATGACCAGACTGCAACAACTTCTTACAGTTTATCTTCTGGAAAAAATGCACATAGCGTAAGTCCTACAATAAATAACGGAGTCGCTATTACCGTGCCTTCTGGGGCAGTTCTTGTTATCTTATAAATATGGCAATAGCAATTAATGGGTCGGGAACAGTTACAGGAATCTCAGTAGGAGGTTTACCTGATGGTTGTGTCGATACAGATACACTAGCAACTAGCGTAACTAGAGGAACAATTCTTCAAGTTGTACAGACAGTTATAACGTCTGTAAAATCATATACGGCTAATGCCAACACTTATGCTGATATGCCAGATTTTAATTGTACAATTACACCATCCAGTAGTAGCAATAAAATATTAATAACAGTTGGAATAGGTGGTCTACATCAAGAGGGAGGGAGTATTCTTGGAAAAGTTCAAAGAGGAACTACAGATATTGGCATAGGTGACGCAAATGGGAGTAGACCTAGATGTGGTTTTAGAATGTATGGAAGTGCTATTTATAATACAAACCATTGTGGTAGTTATCATTTTACTTTTTTAGATAGCCCTTCAACTACGAGTGCAACAACATATAAATTAGTCACTATGGGTGAAAGTGGCTCAAGTTATCCAGTTTATTTAAACAGAGGCGTAGCAGATAGCGATAATGATTACAATTATAGGGCTACAGCAATAAGCACAATGACTCTTATGGAGGTGGCAGCATAATGTCCAAGATTTCACTTAAACACTCAGGTGGTAATGTTGTTTCACTCAACTCACCAACCAACGCTCCAAGTGCAGCAGACGTAGCATTTAAACTACCAAATGCTGATGGTACATCTGGACAGGCTCTTGTTACAGATGCTTCAGGAAATTTATCATTTGCATCTGTTGCTGGCGGTAAAATTCTTCAAGTTGTACAACAAATAAGAGGTGATACAGTTTCAGAATCTAGTCTTGGTAACGGTGCAACAGGCTCAACAGATGTACTTACTAAAGCGATAACACCATCTTCCGCATCTAGTAAGGTTTTAGTCATTATGAATGCAACTATAGCAATGAGTAATGGTTCAGAAAGAGTTGGATTGTTGCTACACGTTGGAGGTTCTGTTATTGATGCAGCAAGGGCTGATGCAGCTAGTAACAGAGGTAGAATGTCAGCAGGTAGTTATTTAGCAACTACAGATCATTTTATTAATTTAAGTCAAACTTTTTTGCATTCTCCAAATACTACAAGTGCAACTACATATTCATATCGTTTTATTAGTGGTTCTGGAACTACAACTGCAATGTATCTAAATAGAACTCACGCTGATAGTGATGCAACTTGGATGTCCAGAACTACATCAAATATTACTCTTATGGAGGTGGCAGCTTAATGTCCATCTTATATAATTTAGTAAAAAGGAGTTTTTAATTATGGCAAGCCTTGACCACGAAGCGATTTACGAGGCTTATAAATCAGAAGCAAAACCTGTTGTTTCTATAGATGACTCTGCTGGAGCATTTGACGCTGATGGTAATTCAGTAACGCTAGACGATACGAAGGTGGCAGCAGCTAGAACTTCTCTTGATACAGCCGCAGCAGCGAT